GTTGAGGGGGAGTTTCGCTGACACTGGTTTAGTATCAACGCTCCTTTGGGGAGTGTTTTGTTAGCAGTAGCTACCATGGTCTGTCACAGGATCGATACGTCAGCGTCTTCGTCACGAAGAGGCCTAGGCCAATCTGACATGGGTTGGCACCCATATGGAGACAAACATGAAACAAGTCGCTAACGTCAACGCCGGCGGAGCTTGGGGCGATCCCGTGAAAAAGGTCGCCATTCAAGCTCAGTACCAATACGCTCGACCTCCTTTGGTCGACTATCATGGTACTAATACCGGCACTCGCTTCTCATCTATCAAAATGCGGCCCGTTTACGGGACCGCACCTAAAATAGACAATTGGCGAGAACCTACTGTATTCCGTGGGTACGTTTTCAAAGTCACACCTGGTGACGACTTTGACTACGAATGTTCCTTTGTTAACGGTAAGTATACCGGGAAACATACTGGAACTGCCTACCTACACAACAGCAATGCTGTGTGGGCTGGAATGCAGGGGTCTGGACGTTACCCAATTGACAATGGGTCACACGTTGAAGCGTTACTAGAGGCTAAAGCGTCTCTAGACCGCGCCGACGCGCAACTTGGTGTTCTCCTTGCGGAGCTCACCAAGACGATGGCCATGCTTACGAAGGTCCTTACGGACCTACGCAAGTATTTAGCGTTTGCTAAGAAGTTCCTTTATAAGGCTTCTGGCTATCGTAACCACATTGTCCAAAAGGTAATGCGAACTACTGCTACCAAAGCCGGACGACGTAAAATCGTCAGGCTTCTTGGTAAGGAGGCTGCCAACCGCTGGTTAGAGTACCAGTACGGATGGAAACCTCTGATGAGCGACATCTATGGAGTTGCTAATCTCATCGATCAGCAAATCCAGAAAAAGCGTACCATCCGTGGTACCGCTGATAAGCGCTCGGGCGTAGCTCCGAATTACGCGTTTAAGCCAGTCAACTCAGGTTTGATGCAAGTCAATCCTCAGGTGGTGGCAGGCGCGTTTTGTCGGCTTGATTGGTCTATTCAGAACTCAGCTGCCAGGATGTTCAATCGTCTTGGCTTATCCAATGTCCTCGACATTGGTTGGGAACTGATCCCTTTCAGCTTTGTCATCGACTGGGTTGTCCCCATTGGGGATTTCCTTAAATCGATGTCTGCTGGCTGGGGACTCACCTTCAAAGGTGGGTCTATGACCAAATACTCTACTGCGAACATTGACGTAACCTGGACTCAATACCCTTTCATAAAGGGAGCGCCGATCAATTATAACATTAGATCGGTGTCCTGGTTTCGATATCCAGTATCCAATGACGGAATGCTGGATTCGCAGTTGTATGTGAAGAACCCAATATCTGTGACACGTGCCGTAACCGCGTTAGCGTTACTCACACAGCTCATATCCAGGAAAGGATGATAAGCATGCCTGCACTACAAAACCTCTCTCTCGACGACCGTGCATCTGCTGCACACGCATTCACCCCCCGCGACGTTAAGAACGGCGTGGGATTGGTGGTTGCGAATGCAGGAGTGCCGGCCGGCGAGGAGCGACTCACGATTTCGATGAAGAAATCTGGGTCGCGTTTCCGCGGCAATATGTCGCTCGCGGTACCGGTTGTTGCAACTGAAACGATCAATGGTGTATCGAAGCCGACCGTTTTGCGGACGGCTTATGTTGATGTCACCGTTACTTTCGACGAAACGTCGACTGAAACGGAACGCACCAACATCATCGGCATGCTTGCCGATGCGTTGGGGACCAGCAAAACGCTGGTTCACAACACCTTTGTGAATCTGGAGGGTGTCTATGGTTCGTAACCATATCCTCCTGATCTCCTTCACTCTGGCCCTCGGGCTTATGGTGTCTGGTTGCCAGTCCTCTTCAACGGGACTCAAGCAATCATTCACTGCAAGCCTTCCGGTCATGGGTGAAATCGTTTTCAGTGACTAACAAGTCACGTTGCAGCCATTGAGGAGATACCTATGGCAAATCCAACCTTGTCTGAACATCGGTCCCGGAAGGGAGTAAGTCAGAAAGGCCCTCGTGCTAGTCGCACTCGTCTTTCAGAAACCGAAGGTGAAATTGTGATCACCGCGGTCATGGAAGCGTTAGCTGATGCCACGCCACCTTCAGGTCAAGATTGGGCTTGCGCCCGTCTTGATTACCTGAAGAAGAACGTGTTGTCGAAGTATGCGGATGTCCTTCCAGGACAGCCGTTTACTCCTGCTAACGTCCGCGCCAGACTTGCCATTGAGAAATGGCAAGCTTCTGAACGTAGGAACGCAGCTACCAACTGTCGATTGACAGATGGTACCATCGCCCATTTCACAACGAAACGGGTTAATGGTCGCCGTACGCGATCCTTCACATCGAGCGACATCATTGATGCCGCTCGTGTGATTGTAACGAGTATTCTCGGTGTTCGTCCGCCCAATTTCTTGGGTGGGATGTTCACAAACGGAGCTTCGACACGCGTTAAGCGCAGTTCGTCGTCCGTCGCCGAGAAGTTCGAGGGAAGGCCACACGGGACTACCGGTACGACATCGTCCTGGCCCGGCGCGTTTTTCAACGCTCCGGGCTGGGGACGCATTCACCCTGATGGGGTGAATGTGGCTGTCGTAGAAGGTTCCGTGTTGTTCACAGTACCAAAGAACTCTCAAATTGACCGGGTGGCTTGTAAAGAGCCTGAGGTCAATTCTTATCTCCAACGAGGTATTGGCGACTTTATACGCACGCGTCTAAAGTCACGTGGAATTGATCTTAATGATCAATCCATTAACCAAAACCTCTCTAGGGTTGCTTGGGGTCGACGTTTAGCAACGGTCGACTTAAGCAGTGCATCCGATACGATTTCTCGCGAACTCGTTCGGACACTCGTCCCTTTGCCTTGGTATGAACTTATGGATTCTGTACGCTCTCACAGCGTTCAGGTCCCTGGTTCAGACTTTAGGCATAATTTGGAGATGTTCTCCAGTATGGGTAACGGTTTTACGTTCGAGTTAGAAACCCTAATCTTTTGGGCTATAACTCGTGCCGTATCCCGTCACATACATGCCAAAGGCACGATCTCAGTTTACGGAGACGACATCATATGTCCTATCCCAACTGCGAAAATGCTCACCCGTGTGTTCCCTTTCTTTGGCTTTACGGTTAACCAGAAGAAATCTTGTATTTCTGGCGGTTTCCGTGAAAGCTGTGGGGCACACTGGTACTTTGGCGAGTGTGTCAAGCCTTTCTTTGTGAGAGAGCGACCGAGAAACCTTGACGATGTTATTCGTCTTGGCAATCAGTTGCTCTTGTGGATGTCAAAGGCGTTTACGCCAGATGATATCCCACTCTCGTTCTATAGACTATGGGGATTTATCTCCACAATCGTAGGAACGAGCCTCTTCGGAGGACAAAGCTTCGAGCGCAGTGATGCGCTCGTAACGGGGCATGCGCCCCGCAAGGTAGTCGCTCGTAAGATGCGGCAACAAGATAGTCCTCAACTTGGAGGGTATCTTGCTTGGCACCATGGAGCTAATCAC